CTAGAACGCCCGAGACAAACGCTCCAAAACCCGTCGTGTCCACGGGATCGCCATTCGAGTCCAACAGGTTGAAATCGAATCCCACAAGATTGTCAACGGTATAAGGACCAACAGATAAATTAACGAAACTGCCGCCAGCCAAATAATGAAGAGTGACAGTTGTGCCATCCGATATGCCTGTGACATCCGCCACCGTAATAACTCCCGGCGACGCTGACGTGAAAGCCGTAATCGTTCGACCATGCACGTTGTCTGCCAGTTTCCGATAACCCGATCGTTTGACCAATCGGCCGTGGTAAAAATGGGCATTATCTACCTCAATAAATCCATCTGGAGGGGCCAGCCATGGAGCAATATCCAACACCAGACCGGTCGTAAATGGCGCAACCAGTTGTGGTGCATACGTCATGCGGAGAACCCTCCCACGATCGAAACAGAAAATGGTGCATCACGTAATGCCGCCGACTCATTTGCAATGTTCACCTTGAACGTGAAAGCATTTCCAGCCCATGAAACCGTATGATAATTGGCGATTCTAACGTTGTCTGTTGTTGCTCCATCTTGTGCGCTGACCGTAAGCATAATGCAATATTTATTCGCAGTTGCTTCCGGAAATACTGCATCCGTTACAAGGGTATAATGTCCAGTCCCAGTGCGAACACAGGTGCTGATGTAATGTTTGTCATAGAATGCGCCCGTTGCGTCGACCGTACACCATGCATTCACCATGCTCCGTTGCGTATTGTAGTAGGTATTGGTTCCAAAGTAAATTTTTTGTGCGTTGATGTCGGTTGTCGGAGAGCCCACTCGCCCTTCAGATGTGATTTGAACGTCATCGGTGGTGTTCACTGCGAATATTTCGGGATTTCCACTGACTGGACCTTCACGGCAATACATGATGGATGTGTCGGCAATCGTGGCCGGGGTGTCTGGAATGGGGCCAATCGTCGTGCGGTTCACGTAATTCAACGCATACGGCTGGAATGTGCTGTCAGCGGTTTGAATTGCATCGTTGTTTGCACGAATTACCACACCTAGATTGCGGATTTTCGTGTTGTCGGCTGGTTGTGCTGCGTCCCACGCCATAATGTCCCCCTAGAAACTTGGTGCTGCGCGCGTGTTCAATAGATTTTGGTGTGTCCTTTTCAACACATATGCGAGTTGCTCTTTGTACAAGTCGGTAACGCGCACGTATGCGTCCATCTCTCCAAGATCCGAATGGATGTCCCGCGATGCCCCATACGCAATGCATGGCCCCCATTCCTGGTATTCCGGCGTCGATTGTGGCGTAGTCAATGGCGCAACAATTTGATACGCACCTACGCGAAATTTGTAACTGGTGTCGGGAACTGGGAAAAATTGCCATCGGTTGGCGTACCACAAAACTGCTGTGGGACGTCCTGGAGCGAATGGAATGTACGAAACATTTACATTCACATTCTCAGCAGGCGCCGTGTCAAACGTCACAGAAAAAGCACCCGATTCATAGTTCAATGAAACCGATGTCACACCAGTCCCAACGAACGTTGCAGTGCCATAAAAATCCTCATTCGTATCTTGGGCATAATATTGAGCCGAAGAAACGACACAAGAGGCGGGCAGGATCGATAGGTTATTACCCAAAGTTGCCGTAAATACGGTTGTCGATCCATCACCTGTAGAAATGGTCGCCCGCTGCACTTGCATCGGATTTGTGTCATTAAAATAGCCAGGAGATTGGTACCAATCCAATAACAGGTTGTCCATCGTCGAAGGTGGAACAAAATTCGTATACCCAGCCGGTGCATCATACAACATGGTATTTGCCACGGTGATAAACTCGTAATACACTAACTTTTGCTCGAGTTTTAATTCAGCCGGGAACGTATACACATAATAATTGTTGATGTAATTGTCCACTGCTTCGGTCGATAATTCTTCTTCAGCTAATCGACCCGTGACATTACGCACCTTCGTTCGGATATCTTGTAAGGTCCAACCCATCTCCCCCCCCGGGATTACTCATAAACTTCGCGGAACTGATATCGCGGGCTGAAACCGTGCTGCACTTTATGCATCTTTCCTGTTCCATCCGGATGCCATTTCCAAATGGGCGTGCCGCGAGATTCCATATGTTCTTTTAGAAACCTAGGAATGCGATATCTTCCGCCGTGGAAAAACTCGAAAACACCCTTTTTTTTGGTGCTCCCGTATATCGTTTTAACCATTGGCCCATTTGGCTCTTCGACGTTCATAAACTCGTATGTGCCGCACTCCCTTAACTGCTTTTCGTGTTTTTCACTTTTTGGCAGTGGGAAGATTGGTAAATCGCTGTAGCTCGAGTAATCCTTTGCCAGCTTCTCGCCGGGACGTGATTCACTCGTAGCCGCTTGTGTAGCAGTTGCCATGATCCCCTCTCTTTTTTAAAAAAGGGGAGGACGAGAACCCGAAACGCCCCCCCCCAAGCATTTCTTAGTTCACTGGGTTTTCTGACTTCGCGACGTACACCATCGAAGCATTGTTCTGACCAACCACGCCAGTCCCAAAAGTCATTCCTTGGATTGCGTAGTTATATGTTGGCACCGGCTTACCATCACTGTCGCTTACACGCGACACGATTCCACCGCTGACATACGCAGAATATGCAGACGTATTGGTGGTGGTAGTAATAGTAGTTGCAGTTACGCTGGCAACCGTATATGTACCGTTCAAGCTCGTTCCAGATAGATCGTCAGCCAAACCGCCAACCGCAATTGTGTCGCCAGCTGCAAAGCCAAACGTAGATACGCTCGACGCAGTAATGACACCTGGGTTTGCATTGGTAAAGCCGCTGATCGTTGCGCCGAATGCACCTTCTTGTGACAGCGGTGTGAACCCGTTCGATGTTGTTATTGTTCCAGCATCAACGTCTAGGTAATACCCATCGGGCATCGAGCTGTTCCAATAAAAACTGCCGCCATTTGTCACGTCGACCGTTGTGATCTCGGCAACTTCAAAACCGATTGATTGGTTCCTGGCAACCGCAGAAGCTGGGTTGGTCCACGAGCCGACCTTAATTTGAGCCATCTTTCCCCCCTGGTATGTTTAAGAGTGTGTTGCCATCAAGTTAACCATGAACGAATCATTCAAGATCTTGGCGACAAATGGTATCTGCCAGCCAACGGATCCACGCTGGTTCAATGGGTCACTTGCACCCGCAGAACCCAATGGCTTCACGTAAAATTGTCCATTTTCGCTTCCTAGGTTTACTGTGGCGTATGCTTCCTTGCCCACAATTACGTTTGAGTACACTGCAGGAGATGCGCTCGAGATAATACCCACAGAGGTGAAAAGCCATCGTACGTTACCTGTGGAACCCCATTCTGATGGAATTACGGGTTGTTGTGCAGGATAGTTGGCAGTGTTCACGAAGTTATCAACCGCTTCCAAGTCATCCAAAAGCGCCGTGTCGATGTACCCCCAAAAACTTGGTCGAATCGGTGTTGTTCCAAAGCGATCTTCCCCGACAATGACTTCTGAGATCATATCGGTGTTGTTTGTCAGCAATGTAAATACCGCCGAGTTGATGTCTTGTTGTGTCAACTGGGTCGGGGTTTGTGCGTTGTTTCCGTTTGAGCAAAGTAAAACGGAACTGGTCGAGGCCAAAACATCGCGCGTCAGTTCATCGATTGTTTGAGCCAAGTTTTGCGCCAACAGCCTCGAGGATTCATTGAGGACCCGATCTTCAACGGTAAGCTCAACTTGGTTGGTAATGGTCACAAAATTTCCATAGAACTCGACTCTCGCTTTAAGGTCAGTTACGCTGAGAGGTGCACCGGGCGGAGTGATACCATCCACCAGTGGCACAGGAACAGTCGAAAGCCGCGAATATCTGCGGAATACGATTGTGTCACCGGACTTCTCTGGCAATGTTCTACGCTGGGCAAACCTCGTGTAGATAAGTTGTGGATATGCTGTCATCAAAAGCAGACGGTCGTAATACTCACGAACTGCTGGTGGCAGCACAGCCACAGTTGTTACAGTAGACATTAATTCCCCTCCAAATATGTGTAGACGTTATCGTTTCATCCTAAATTCCTCATGGCGTGTTTGCGGAATTCGTCGTCCGACATGTGAGACCACTTTTTGATTTGTGAGGCAGTTGATGTGCGCGCAACGCTGCTCAAAGAACCAGGTTTGTCCAAATTCTCAATTGCGCGTTGTGCTTCTGGATTGATTTTTGGCTTTGGCTGCTCTGAGGAGTGCTTTGCCCGACATCCATCACTGTTTTTGGCGAGGTAATACGCCAACTCATAATCTTGGGTCTGTTGCAAGACGTTCCGAAGATTCGGCTGTTTCTCCAGGACTTCTGGCAAATGTTCCGTTATCACTTGCTCGTAATCCGGATATTTGCGATACATATGCATCTCGGCCATGCTCGCTTGAGCAGGCTTGAGGATTTTTTTCAGTTGACGAACGGTTAAAACATCGTCGTCATCCAATACATCTTCGATGGCTTCTTGACGTTTCTCTGGCTGTTGAGCCCTTTTGAGTAATGTCAAATTGTCTTTGATATCCCGGATTTCTTCCTGGAGTTGTTGACGAGCCTGTCTCTCGGCCTGCAAAGCGGACAATGGCACCATTTGCTCATTGGCTTCCGATTGCGACGTCGATGCTACGTCAAAATTTTCACCTTCTGGAACGGCGGCTTCCAGCATAACGCCCGATTGTTCTTCTACCATGGTTCCCCTCCCACGCCCGTGCTATAAATGTCGGCGGCACATTACCTAATGCATATAAGCGTCTCCCAATGTGGAGGTCTCAATAATCGTCTCCTCCCCGTATTTCGCACCCAATGCACGTACTCCTGCATAATCAATTGGCACGTCGGGCATGTTGACTTCCCAACGGATCGTTCCATTGTCGTTGTCAACTTCACCCAAAATTGCACCAACAAAAGAGGGGGGGCGTTCCGCATAGGCTTTGATCATTTTTCGTACCGCAGGCCGGCCATTGATATGGTTTTTCATTCGTTTGGCAACAAGCATAATCCAGTACTTTCCCGGGCGATTTGTATTCGCATCCAGGATCTGTTGGATTATCCGATTGTCGTTCTCCATAATGGCTAAGCTAGTTTCGCCTAATTCTTGAACTTCCATGCGGGCCCCCCAAAACGTTTAATATTTATAATGCCAAGCTAGTGGCGGATATCCCTTGCTGGTGGGATTCTTGTAATCAATTGGCTTGACTTCGGCATACTCACCGGCATCGCCATGATTTTTCATGCGCACACCGTTATCTGAGCCATAACTGCCGTTGTATCCCATCTGGGTGCCTTCATGCCCACCAGAATATTTTTCCATTTGCTCCATGCCCATCGATTCATGTCGACGGCTTGGATATGACTGTCGTTTCATGCTCTCGCGACCGTTTCTCATCCCGAGACTTTCGTCCATACGGTCCCGACGTCCTTGTTTTTTCATATACCCCCCTCCTGAGGTTGTTGCTGGACCGATGCGGAATTTCCCGCCCCGGCTAATGACGAAATACCAACGTCTTCGGCTTTTACTTGAGCCTCCCTCGGCCGTTGGATTCCCTCTACGATGCGCGAAATCTGGAACACCTTTTCTAGATATCCCAAATCCATGCCTTCGAGCTCTTTGACGATTTGCATCCTCTTGAACATCGCGTCCGTGGAATTCTCTACGCTGCGACTGATGCGCTCGTCCTCCAGACCCATGTTCGCCACAGCTCTGGTAAATCTTTCTTTTGATAATGCAATATCGGATTGCGCGCGAGCTGCTTGTGCCTGCGCCTGAGACTGAAGAAGTTGCATTTGAATTTGCTGCGCCTGCTGCGCTTGTTGTGCTTGCTGTTGTTCCGCTTGTTGGAGATCTTGGATAAACTCGCCTTTGCCTTGGATCGGTGCGGCCTTGGCCAACATTTCCCCTGTGACTGGAACGCCAAGCTGTTTGAGATCGACCAACTGTCGGAAATACATTTGCTTCTGAGAATCCGTCAGAGGCCCCTCGGTGATTTCGATGTCGTATTTGATCAATCCCTTTTCATATAACTTGGGATCTGGATCCTCATTCAGAATTCGACGCATCTTTTCCGGCGTCCATGACTGCATCATCTTGATCATCTTTTTGCTGAGCGCTTTCTGGGAAAACCGCAGATTATCAAATACCTCTTGCAGCCCAGTCACAGCAGCACCCTGGCGAAGCATCATCATGACACCCGATTCGTTGCCGTTATCGGGGACACCAAATGCCGCGTCATTCACACCAAATGCTTCGATTACGTCTTTGTCAAATAATTCTTGCAATTGGAACATTGATGGCGGAATTTGCCCCGGAGGTATCTTTTGAATGGCATCGGGTGCTGCATCTTGACGTTTCCAAACAACTCGGCCTTGTGAGGTTTGGAATAATGATGTTGGGTTAACAACCGAGTTTTCGGTCGCAATCCACCCGGAATTGATCTGGGAATCCAGCAAATCGATCATCTGGCTGCGCCGACGATTGGACTCTCGTTGCGGATCTTTGGCATTGCGCAAAATCGACTGGCATTTTAGATCCCACAGTTCCGATTCTGGCTTCCATACACCAACAAATGGTACCAGCGGGTACTCGTCCAATCCCCATGGGTTTTCAACGACCTCGATCAGTTCGTTATTTACAATGATCGACAGTAAAATATACCGTTGTGACCTCTTGGACAGCTTGAAAGACGGTTTCATCGATAAAATATATTTCAGACGATCCCGTGGACCGTCCCAGTCAATGAACATCCCCGTTTCCGTGTCAATCAGAACGGGAATTTCGCGCCATTTCTGCTCGTACATCTCGTTATATGCCAATAATGGTTGGCCATTCGGCTGCTGCTGATATGGAAGCCACGTGAATTTGTCGTCCCGGTCCCAGCCGATCATGTACAACTCGGCCAAACGCTCTTCGTGTTTGGGCAACAACGAAATCGCCATATCTAATGGCAAGTATTTGCGGCGCATGATGTATTGGCAGTCACTCAAATCCAAATTCATAAAGTATGGATCGGTGATAAATGCGTTGTATGGCTCGCGAGAGACCCGGACATCCCCATTCGCCGGATCCTCGCGATAATCCATCCACAACGAGAGCATGTTCCAACCGGTAATCACCCCCCCTGCAAACGCATCGCTGATTTGACGGTCGACATCCCCGTATTTCGTGGAATGCATCAATAACTTCGTCATCTGATCGGCGACGCGTTGATCTGTATCTTCGGTTGGAACTACGACGGACTGAAGGCGGTTTTTTCTCTGGTAGCCGGTAATAAGATCACAACCTCGGCGTACCTTGTTGAAGACGAACGCAGACCGTCCCTCGTTGTAGAGCAGTCGTTGTTCACGGGCGTCCCATTGATCGCCCAAATAGAATCGCAAATCCGTGTCCGCTTCGGGAAAGAACGGATTCCACGCATAAAACGCTTGGTAATAATACGTGTCGAATTTCTGTAATGCATCACGCGGCTCTGGACCCGGTTGCGGCGGATATAACTGTCCCGCAAGTCCATCGATTTTAACCGACATAATCCACCCCTCCTTGGATCATGTTATCTATTTCTGCCGCGCACTACGCCTTCGTCCTGCTGATGACATGGCCGCCATCTTTTTAGCGCCATATTTCTTTCTACCAATTACCGCCGCGAGCGCACCTGGATTCTCAATCCCCTTATGCGATAACTTATTTTCAAGTGCCTTGAAACGGGCACCAGAGCCCAATTTTGGTTTAGCCATCGTATCCCCCTCCTTGATGCGCCACGGCGGCGATGCAAGTTATTGCAACGATGTCACATTTTGTCAAATATTTCTTGTATTTTTGGCGATGTGGAAAATCTTTAGGAATTTCTACAGATAAATTTCCCGTATGATTCGCGATCCCAATCGCCTTGCAAGAATGTGTATACGACGTTGTTGATCTTGTCGTAATCCGATGAAAGAAATTTAACGGAAACTTTGTCCTTCATCTCCAGGAACACTTCCCACATCCATCGACCATCCCGTACTGGAATCGCCGCATTCGCGTGTATGCGCGCAATCTTATTTCCATTGATCACGCATACGTCAAAAATATTCGACTGGTGTTCTTGCGGACACAGTCCAACAACCCAACCACTGTCCACTCTCAATGGAAGCATTTTTTTCTCTCTTCGATACATGCCTTTTTGAGCATAACACTCCCATCGATCGAGAGTTTATGCGCATCCACGTTTCTTCATCTTCTTGTACTTCTCGACCTGCGGATCGCGTACGTTCTTGTCGATCTTTACCAACTTCTCGTTGGCTTTGGCCGCACCCTTAAGGATCTTTTCCGCTTTCTTTGGATTCTTGTGTTCCATCGCTTTTTCTGCGGATTCAATCTTCTTGGTAATCTTGTGCATCTTCTTGTCCATGACTTTTCCCCTCTTGTGAAATAACATCCCCACCTAAAAACAAATACACCTTACACCAATCCCATCCCGACTCACTCTTTCCTGTCGCATAAACTGCAGACGCCTGAGTCCCTTGCATGATCCCTCTCCTTTCGCAATTCCAGGATTTGCTGATGTACTCTGGCGTGTTCTTGATGAAATATCGCCATTTCGTCAAGAAATATGCTCATCTTTTTGGTGCTGTTTGCTCTATCTTTTCGACTGCAAGAGTATAACTCAAATCCTATGACCATCAGCACATTGAATACGGCAATCGCCAATACAGATTCAAAATCCATGCCAACCTAGAATGTCAAACGATTTTACATCATCCCCTTCTGTCCAACTGTAAATCTATGATGCGCTTGTTCATCTCGGCGTGTTCTCGGTGGAACTCCTTCATCTCAGCACGAAACTCCATATTCTCTCGGTGGAATTCCTTCATCTCAGTACGAAACTCCGCAAATCCCGCATCCATCCTGGTCTCAATTCTCTCCTGGTCATCCCTACTCCAACGAACAACCATAATCAAAAGCGCCGTAGTAGCAATGTGCGTTCCAATCACAGCCACTGCCGCCCCCCACAACTCCCATGTAATACGCGCATCCATTTTGTGACTCCTCAATGTCAAACCGTTTTACATCACGCCTTCTCATCATCGGTCGCGCCTTGAGACTTCGCATATTGTAGTATGACATCGTAAAGCCCTTTGACGACCTCTATTCCTTTGTCGTGTTGAATCTTGCTTAGTGTCTTCTTTTTTAACCCCCAGTTCACATAGTCTCTTACACCAGCCAAAAGACCCAACACCGCCTCTGCCAATATCTTCTTATTCAACGACGCATTACGACAAAAAAGATAAACTATTATCCCATCTCGACATTCTTGCGGCAACTCCATAAACTTATCTATTATTTCGTGCATTTCTTCTGTTTCTTCCATTTGGGCCTTCATACGTCTCCTGTGCTCCTTAGGCCATGTCAAACCGTTTTACATGCCATGACCGTTCGTGATGTACCGCACGATTATCATCATCGCGAACACAGTGGTCAACACACCAATCACGAGCAATGCCTCCATTAAATTCTTCTCCGCACGATGACAGATCCAACATCGAGTAACTTGGTCAAAACGTGGATGTCTTCCATGAGCTGCTCATGCTTGACCTCTTCTTTCTCGCAAAACTTTTTTGCATCTGAAACATAATTGCACTCTGCAATAAAGCAGCTTTTCATCATCAATGTTTCTAATAATTGCATCCGGTCTTCGACTTCACAAAACAACGTAGAAAAAATATGTATCGCAATCCGATACCGAAGATCTGAGGGCAACAATGCAAATCGGCTTAAAATTTCTTCCGACAACTTGATACATTCATCATGTTGCTGCTGGTCCATGCTTAACTCCAATTTTCGTCCGCCATCACTGCGTCAAAATCATACCGCCATGCTGGATCTTTCATGATCATCTTAAGAGCGATCGTACGCCTTCCCTGGGCAATATGACCCTTGATGGTATCACGTTTAACATTTAACTCCTTCGCTACAACCAACGTGCGATCTTCGTAAAGAATGCATCGTAAATACATATGAATGCTTTTCCACCGCCTTGTCTCAATGGGGCCGATGGGATCCTGCGGCATCGATTCACAAGCATTTATTATCTCCAACTCAAGCGAGGGGTTGTATTTGCGACTGGACTCCAGATGTTTTTCGTATCGCCTCATCAAAGTTTCGTATTTGTTGGTCTTCACAACTTCGGTCATCGTTTCCACCTATATACGTGTGCGCGTTCCATATTCATGGCGTCTTCTTCTGACATGCGGGATGCTGATCGCTCGCTGGATAATGCAACGGCCATATACCTATAGGAATCTGCCACGTGTGAAGACCAGTCGTGCACGGGTGTTTCCGAATAGCAATTCAAAGATTCGTTGAACCGTTTGTGATAATTGTCCATGCACTTGCAAAAATACTGGCACTTTTTGGCATCGATCTTTAACTTTCTCCAAAGCGCTCGCCCGTGTTCAATGCCATCGATGATGGGGATGTTTGGCACGATCTGGAAATGGATTCCCATCTCTCGGGCAATCTGCAGTCGAGTCTTTGCTCCCGCAGAGAAATCACGTACCTGGATGTCATGCGGAGCCCAATGCGTCCCATAAAGAAATCCCCTCTCGCGTTCTTTCGAGCGCAATACATTTACATAATGCTGCAGACCCTCTCCCTCCGCCGTATACATATCCACCAGGTGAACCCATGGACCACACCGCTGCGCAAATAGAATCGCAGTCGAATCCGACACACCCAGATCCCAAAATGTGTCAACCAACGCATGCTCCTCAACGGGTAACTCGGTTATTCGCCCGTCCTCACGAGCTTGCTGCAGATAAGATCCGTAATATGATCCCGCCACACCTTGCTCAAATGAGCAGTAATATTCTTGTCGGACCAAATCCTCTGACATACCCTCGTCGAGCTCTCTTTGTATATCCAACGGCGTGAGAACACCCGTATCATCAACAGTAAGAACCTGACAAAACCATTCTGGTGAGCGATGGGCCATTGTGTACAACTCGTACGCAAAATTGTGTCCCCTCGGTGTGAAGTTGAACACCGCCCAACCGCCATTTTCCGCAAGAATTGGTCTCATAAAATCCCACGCACGTGGATCCTGCAGGGAATATTCTGTGAATACACATCCGATTGGGTTTGTTCCAACGATGCTATCGATGTTGTTCGTGCCAATGATCTGAATCAACGAACCATTCTTGAGCCGTATCTTCATCTCATTCGAATTCGGCACTCCCTCGATCAGTTGCTTGGGAATATGATGCAACAACCGAAATCCTGATTTATCTACCCCGTCCCACAAGATCTTTCTGCCCTGAGAGAACGTTGGGAAGAAGTAATAGTAAATCCCCGGCCGCTTGATCGCCTGCATGATCAAGTAATTCCAACACGTTTTTTCTTTGCCCGCCCTGCGATGCCACACCAATACGGCGCGCTTATGTCCACGAATCATCGCATCCCAAAACGGCTCTTGGTATGGTCGTGCGAAGTAATTGAGAGGCAATGTGATATCATGGTCTTCGTTCATGTAAAAAATATACATTACAAAAGGAAATTTTGAACGATGTTTTTTTCTGCGTGGCGAAACTTTCGCTGTTCGGAAAATCTACATGTCTGGCATTGTGTATGGTGTTGGCGAACGATACAGTGTAAAGCGAACCGCGCGCGCCATTCGTCGGAAGGCAAAAGAAATTGAGACCATGATGCATTTGGGAAGCAGCTTGTTGCCCAAATTTAACCCGAGGAGTCACATATGGAAGGAAATGATCTGTCAGTATTTATTGCACACCAAATGAAGCACTTATGGACGTGCCCAACAACCTTGATTGGCATATTAAAGCACTGGGAGGCGTGGGCATTTATATATTTTGGAACGAAAATGGCGTTGTGGGCAAGTTGGCTCACCATCAGCTTAATCAAAGCATGGTCAAGCATGTCGCGGGAGGAAAACGAATGATAACGTTAAATGATTCTTTGAAAACATGGAAAACGTTCTGCAATGCGCAGTCCCAGATTGCTACGCGAATGGAACGTTTAAGCTACCATTTTGGTAATTTTTATACGGATTGGATTGACTCGCCGGATCTCAAATCGCGGGACATACCTATCACAGAAGAAGAAACTACCCAGATGGAACGAGACGCCATCACATTGACCACCTGGATAGAAGAGGAATTACCCAAATACGAAAACCCACATGCGGCGTTGGCATGGCTGTATTTCGAGCATTGCACTGATTAAACTGGGGGCATCGAGGAGTCACTCAAAGACGCTACCCCATGAATTTCGGACGGCAAATCGCGGCAAATAATGTTAAATGCCACTTTTTGCTGTTCGTCGGCCGGCGCATCGCGATGACCCAAATACTGTTTGGCTAGCCAAATCTGCATTTTGGTGTCTTTTTCAACGAGCGCCTTGTGCCACATCTCTTCGGCGAGGTTGTGTTTCCGTTCTTCACGGCCCCGTTCGACAATGTCGGCATACTTTTCGTAAACGTAATCTTTGGAGCGACCCAGAATCCTCGCAATCGTCGTCACAGGTAGCATCGTCTGTGACAAGCGATATACGAGTTCTGGGTTATCTTCCAATGGAGAAAGAAATTCACCCCCATGACGTGACTTGCGACCGATCTTTTTTTTTCGATCGGCCGGGTACTCATCATGAGGGAGGATATGAGGTAGCTTTTTCATTATCGCATCATCGAATTGATCGACATGGCCTCGGCAATGATCTTAAGGGATTCCGCAATTTTTTCCAATGTCTCATCGATCCGTTTGATGTTCCATGCCATGAATTTCAATGACAATGCTTCTGGTGGCAGTTCACGAGGTTGTTCTTGCATGTGTCTTCCCCTTCGAATTTGCGCGTCGGATTTCTTCGATACGAGCGGCCTCCGAAGCAATGAAATCATCTGGAGTCACCGTCAACCGAAAGGTAATGGATGGCTCAGATGAAATCAATTTTTTGGTTGAAAGCGACCAGATTTGATGATCATCATGCCACAATGTCTTGTTGCCCGCATCCAACGCAAACTTGAGTAGGTTATCTACGTCCGCCGATTGCAGATTTGGCAACACCAACTCCGGATTCTTCTTTATTTGCTCTCTGGCGGGGTTTTGCCGTGCAAGCGATACAAATACTGCATCCACGTGCGAAATGCGAAAGAAGGGCAGATATGTGCGAAATTCAGGCAATCCCAACACCGCAGCCCATTCGCGCAGTACATAGTTTACCACCAACGTCTTTCGATACAGTTGAAATCGGTATTTTGCGCAATCATCGCCATTCGGATTGTATGCCCCTTTGGAATGACTGGTTTGCCACAACCTCGGACGCGCTTGGGCAATTGGTTTGCTCGCCAGATGAAAGACGAATTCAAATGTTTGGTCGTAATCCATGGATCCCGTTCAAGTCGAATCATCGCGTGTATGTGCCGTATCTTTCCCCAGTGATTTCGTCGGTGTAAAAGAAGAGCGGCTTGTAATTGTCAACTTTTTCTTTCAATTCATGGAACTTGTCGATCGCTCGAGGATCATCTAGCTTGATGTCCATCGCCCATGTGTCCCAATTCACGATCGCCCAACCCAAATTGAAAAATACCGTCATGCCCATCTGATCCAGTTTGGATTGGTTGTCGGCAACAAATTGGCGTAACATCTTGGTGATCTCGAGAGGAGGTACTGGCGCGGGACGCTCTTGGATGCGAGACAAATTAAAATTTTTAATTACATTCGTCAAAGCCGCGGCATAACACTCGACGCGTTTGGTCAAACTCCAGTCGTATACCATCTGCAAAGCGGGAATGATTTTATCGTCACCATGCTTGCGCCACAACGTAAACACCTCATCTTCCGGGAATCTGTTGTCCCAATCATGCGAAATATAAATTTTCTTTGCATCAGAATTTTCCCATTCGGCCCATTTTGCTGAACGGCCCGATTCCATTTTACGATCAAAAGAGGAACGAACAACCTCGGCATCCGGGGGTCGCGCGCCCGTGGTTATATCTTTCTTGTTTGTTTGTTCTTTCTTGTAATTTTCTTCTATCTTAACTGGATTGATACGCGCATACGTACGCGGGGCGGATTCCGCTGGATCTTCCTGGGAAATTGGCTTGATAATTTTGGCCACACACTCGGTTGAATTTTGGCCACACACTGGCTCAATTTTGGCCACACATTCAGCAAAATCAAGGGCATTTTCCGCAGGGGCAAAAGCATCAATTTTGGCCACACACTCGTGGGTTTCCGAAGGTTCAATTTTGGCCACACACGACGTCGAATTTTGGCCACACACGACATCGAATTTTGGCCACACACTGGTGGTTTCGAACGGTATTATTTTGGCCACACGCTCGCGGACAAACGATGGCACGTAACGCAACTGGATATTATATCGACCTGACTTGGATTGGACGGTGATGACCTGTTGAGAGGCCAACAAATTCAAAGATTTCTTATAACTGCTTTTGGGGATGCCACACCCAACGAACCATCCTTCGGAAGCTTCGATGTCCAATGTCCGTTCGGCATTGCACTTGTTGATGATTGCCTGCATCAAAACGTACGCGGCTGGATCATGGGTGATCAACGGCATCAAACTGGCGTCGGCTTTAAAAAATTGTTTTGGTTTTGCGGTTGCTATTGACAAACCGTGCGGCCGTTTGCGCATCACAATCCATCCATATTCCACTGCACGATTCAATGCCCTTCTGACTGTGCGTGAGCTTATGTTGGTGGCTGTAGATATGTTGTGGAGGGATGTATAAATTTCCCGATTGGGGATGAAATTCGTTGCGTGAAACAAATGCGAAATCACGCATTTTTCTTTGCAAGATATTCTTTTAAAATTGCCCGTGGGCATATTGAGAGGGTGTGCAAACCATTGATTTGCACAAGCGGTATTGCGGAAATCTCGCGCGGTTTGTACAATCGAGTCGTTCGCGGTCGGGAGTTGATCGACACACATCGTTTTTCTCCTGGTTGCGGATAGGTTCGTAATCGGGTTTCTCCTGGTTTCGTTCGCGGTGTGGATGTGGTCGTGCATGTTCATCTCCGTGTATGTGGTTATCCAATCGAATCCTCGGTCAAAAAAAGAATTCGTTGGATGTGAAACGCATTGTGATTGCTTAACCCGATTCTGTCAAGAGTCGGGTCCTTTATATGCTCACGGCCGTGCGTGGGTGCAAACTAGGCAACCTCCGGGAAGCTTACACGGTATTTCGGTGTCGAGAGTGTCGATCGGCATGTCTGAGATCTGCGCGGAAACGCGTGGACAGGTCCTGCATGGGACGAGACACATGGATTGCGGTCATTATGGCCGCAATTTTTTTACCTTGAAAACCAATTAAAAAATTTAATTACATGCCCGATGTAAACGAAGAAGAAATCCGATCGTTTTTACTGCGTTTTGGCAAAGAGAACGTGTATGGATTTATTGCGCTTTGTGCCGAATTGGCCAACATCTGGTGCACAGATGAAGATATTGAAAACTCCATCGAAGATGTGATTGGAGAGCGAATCGATCCGGTTCGATTCTTAAGAACGGCGTGGATATTTTCTGAAATGGCACACCTATATGAACCGCTTTTTCGGCGTGTGCGGCAAGAATTTCCCCTCCTGTATATGCGTCTACGCGATCAACTTAATCGCCACGAATCTTAGATTCCCACTCAAGTAACTCCTGAGGTACATCCAATGGCACCGGTTGCGCAGGTGGAGGAGCCGATGGCGCACGTTTGATGTGCTGTGATGCCATGATCAGATCTTCAATGGTCACTTCATTGCGTGTAAATAAAATTATTTTATACGCTGTTTCTAACCGCGGCGATGACGTCCCGTCAATGATAGAATGTAAACTCGCCCTGCTCACACCTAATCGTCGAGCCACCGAACTGATCGAATAGCCCTGTTTTCTGATCCATTCTCCAAAGTACATGTTCACCTCTTTTCGTGTTTGCATGGAGAAAATACCACACCTGACGATTTTGATGTTGTACGGAATTCCGACGCATGTTAGTATTACGCCATGAGAGGGGGATGACGGAGTATATATGACGACATATTGTTCGGAATACATGTTGTGGCAAGAACCATATGAGTCATGGGATTATGACCTCGCAACACGTCTGGAGGCCATAGAAGAACGAAATGATTGGTTCGATCAGAACTCGGATCAACCCCAATAAAGGAGATCACAATGTTTCAATCATCAGAGCAAATCAACGAACTGGCAGCCGCACTTAGCAAAGCGCAATCGGAAGCCAAGTCAGCAGCAAAATCAGCAAGCAATCCTCATTTCCGCAGCAATTATGCGCCCTTACATGAGTACATGGAGGTCGTTGCGACGTGTTTTTGCAAACATGGATTGAGTGTCATCCACATGCCACATACGGTTGATGGTCGATTGATGCTGCACTCTCGGATCTTGCATTCCTCTGGACAATGGATGGGGTGCACTTTGCCAGTTGCCGTGGATGAAAAGCGTACGGGAGCACAAGCGATCGGATCTGCATTGACATACATGAAACGTTACGCGTTGGGATGTTTAACGGGCATTGCGGACGCCAATGAAGATGATGACGGTGAGGCGGCTTCTTGTCATGAGGTGCAAGTGAAAGTCGAATCCAAAAATAACAGCTCACCGATAAGTCCGATTTCAGATGCACAGGTAAATTTGCTGCGGAAAAAGATCCAGAATGAAGACAAGATCATGCGCTCCCTTGAGAAGCGGTTCGGATCGTTGGAGTCCATACCACGCAATGAATTCCAAATCATCCTCAGACAAGTAGAAAACCATTTCGCAACGGCAGGAGCATAAAATGACATGCAAACTCATCAGTATCCCACAAGATACACCAGAATGGCATGAATTCCGGTCAACACGTATTGGAGCCAGCGATGCCCCCGTTATCATGGGGGTGTCGCCATGGAAAACGCCTTACCAGCTTTGGGAAGAGAAAATGGGATTTTCCGAGCCGATGCGAATGAATCCGGCCATGGCGATGGGAAAAAAGATGGAGCCGAAGTTACTCGCCCATGTCTCCGAAATGCTCAATGTACCAATTGTCCCACAGGTGCTCCAGCATGCGAATTTTGATTGGGCCATTGCTTCCATGGACGGTTATAACCACGATGAAAGAATTGGCGTAGAGATCAAGCTCGCAAACCTCGAAGATCATCGGGAAATTTGCGACGAACGGGTCCCCAAGAAATATTACCCACAGCTCCAGCATCAGATGTTCGTTTCCGGATTACCGTTCATGTATTACTACAGCTATCACCGAGAAGGTCCCATGATGATTCGTGTGACTCGCGATGATGAATATATCTCTCAGATGGTCGAAAAAGAAATGGAGTTCATGAATTGCTTGCTCGCTGAAACGCCTCCGAAAGAGGTTGCAATGGGCAATGATGAGATGGATTCGCTTATGAATTTATCCCAGGAGTTGTGCGATGTTTGGGAGAAAAAGAAGGAGATCGAATCGCGAGAAGAAGCTCTTATCGAAGCGATCAAAGCATTCCAAAAGCCCTTCGCATACAAGGGAGTAAAGATATACGAAAAAACTGTGCGCGGAAGGATCCAATACGATCGCATTGAAGCCCTCAAAGATATGGATTTGGAGGTATATCGCGGACCGACAACTACGTCTTGGACGGTATGTCGGGGCAAATAAAATGCACGGGGGAACAGACCTCCATGATCCCTCCCCCATGCACCGAACCAAAAAACTAAGATAAAAACGCAACTCGAGACCACCAACAACTCCCCTTGCAGGTCATTGCTGGTGCACCATCATCTTCTCATCTAGAGTGGTTTTTATCAACCAAATTTTTTATTTCCGTCAATCTTGCATGACAATTGTCTACTCCTCGCAAGATGATATTCACGTTCCTGGTCGTGTCTGACTGATATTCTTCCCACCTTCGCATGTGATAGTGCAAGAAGAACAAATTCAGTAAAAACGTCAACGTAAGCGTAATCATACCCCTCCTATTCGGAAGATTTGAATCCCAACACCAACAGCAACACCATCCCTAGCAATGATCCTAGAATGGCACAAGCTAGCAATACGGTCATATGCAACCCTCCTTGTTAAAAAACAAATTACTACCTTAAAATGAGAGCGGGAGTGATTTTTTACAACCTGTATCGGATGGGAGGGAGGAGATGGAGTCAGAAAAACCTGAAGATGTACCACAAAAGTTCGTCAATTTATGCAAAAGATATGCTCACGGATATGCCCACGCGGATGTTCAGATGCTATGTGTATTGGCTCCCGCAGTATGTTCCGGCCGAGAAGTGCATATCGGGGGAATTATGTGGTCAGGAGCTACCGAAGAAGAGGTCCGAGATGTTGCACGTATGATCCGATGCAAGCAATTTTCGGATGCAGATACTCGGAAAATGCCGTTCCCTTTGGTAAAAGAAAAATAAAATCCTAACAATCTGTTTTTTAAATCTTTACACGATCGAGCTATTTTTGAAGATCGTGCGAAAATGCTTGCGTGAGTTTTGTCGTCGTGTTATGTTTCCATCAATCCGAGCTGTGCATGCGATTAGGCGCAGAGCACAAGTCGGTTTGAAAAAACGCCCCGATTAGGCGGGGCGCAAGAGAGGTAACAAATATGGCATCTCCGTTAAGAGCCAACGATATCGATCCAGATATCACCGTAAGGTCATTATCGTCAACACCCCTTGGCGAATCAAGCCCATCTCCATCGGGCGCTGCGCCAACTCCAGGAAGAACTCCAGGTTCAAATAGAATGCCATCGGGGCATAATGTTCGCCGCATGACTCCAGCAGCCGCAGCAGCAATGCGTGCACGCAACGAGCGAGAAGTGCAAAATGTTCTCAATCGATTTGCGGCCGCAATCAACCTCGTGAATAATCCACGAGCAAGAAATGATTTGCAAACGACAGCAGACGAAGCGGATGCGGTGATGATTTCGTTGATGGATCAGATTGCCGCGTTACACACACAAAATGCACAACTACAGCAGCAAGTCGACGACAACGAAAGGCATGAACAGCAAGTCAATGAAGCGGAGAGGAATGCCGAAAATCATGGAGTCGCCGTAGACGCATTGGTATTAGCGCACCGAAACGCACAACGTAATCGGTATCAGCGCGTTCACCCCAATTGGGTTCCTGGGCAAGATGCACGCGCAGATTGGGAAGCAGGCGGCCGAGAAGGTCCAGCGCCAGAAGTGCGTCCATTAAGCTTGATGGATCGGATCCGCATGTATTGGAATCGATTCGTAAATTGCATGCGAGAAATGACGCCTTTCATAGCTCCAACGATCCAAATTCTGTTGTCTCTTGCAAATTTGAGCGTTGGTATTGCACGTTTGGCTATGATGTGAGGTGCATATGACATCAGCATTAACCAGATTTGCCAACTTTTTTCGCTCTAATGCACCAGAATCCACCTCGATGATGGACACCCGGCGTGCGGGATCCGAATCGATGTTTTGTCAATTACCTACAGAGTTAATCATAGAAATATTTGATTATCTCAGCGACAAAGATATCCGAACAATCTTGATGATTTCAAAGGATGTCAATGTTCGAATTAATTTGGTAATGGAACCACGAATTCGAATGGTGATTTACAATATTTTTCGTGAATCGGGACTTTTTGCGCCTCAACCAAATTTGCCATTGCGTGTCATGAAAGACAATGCACGGATGGCGTTGAATGTGCTTAACCAGCGAAAAATTGAAACCCAAGAACGCGCCAAAGCCGATGCATGTGTTGCAGCCAGAAGGCATGCATTACGCGATCGGCCCTTGGCGACAGAACTGAGCAATATTGCCAGTACAGGTGTTTTTATTATTGGAAATACCGTTCCACTGGTGATCAATTGCATTTCAGATGAAACTATACGAACTTCATTTGATTCGCACGCGAATGCTTTTGCTTCATTAAATAATTATTAAACCATTTCCCCAATGTCTTCGGGCGTTGGGGATACTTGAGGTGTATATGGCAAGCCCAATGGGAGCCAATCCCAATATTTTACCATTTCCAGAAACTACTGTAGGAAATTCGCCAAGTAGTTCGCCCAGTGGTTCGCCGAACGGCTCTCCAGGTCGGAATCCGAGACGTGGAGATTTGAACTCGAGGCCCATCGAAGTGCTCGATCTTCCGGACATAACGTCGGAAGATATGCTTATACTTCAACGCAATGTTGGAGAAAGTCATCGGGAAAATATCGAAAGGTATCAGGAGATAGTGTCAAAACAGGAAACTATAATCCAAAAATTAATGGATGCTTTAAGTGATTCCACCGGCGCTTACAAGGGTCTTTGTCGAGAAGCGGATCGGTATAAATTTTGGATGATTGTTGCTTCGGTGGTTGCGGTGATTGCTGTAGCTGCTTTGATTGTGTGCGTTTGTTTATTAATTCTTTTATAGAGGAGTCCAGTTATGACATTTCCAGCAGGTTACCAAGATATCACAACGGAAGATATCATCATTCTCCAAAGAAATGTTGGAGAAAAACACAACGAAAACATTGAAAGATACCAATCCGTGGTAAGTAAAAACGAGGAGACGATCAAAAAATTAATGGATATATTAAGTGACTCGACAGAATCTCTTAAGAAAGAGAAGGGCGAACGAGATTCGTATCGTAATCGATATTATGTTTCGTTGGCTTCGTCGGTGTGTTTGGCAGTCGCGTTGGGAGTTCTCTTCATCACATCTGAATGTAAATAAGTTGTTTAGGAGGGGATTATATCAAGGAGCAATATATGTCGAATCCATTAATCGTATCCAGTACTCAGTTTCAAACGAACGCACAGCTATGTGAGAACAATTCCATTCTCTCAAAAGAAAATGAGGGGTTGAAAAATCAGCTGCTCGTGTATAAAATATGCTCGATCGTTACAACGGTACTGTTGTTAGCGTTACTAATACTTCTTTTAGTGTGAGATAATCGTCTTGTCGGAAAACAGGCGACGTAAAATTAACTTTAAAATCTTTGAACTTTGGATACTCGACTACCAACGCGATTTAGTTTCACGGAGAATAATGCAACAACCCGAGGAACACGGACATGTCCATTCAAATTTGATGAAAAAAAGGTTTGATATTCAGGTTGATAATACAGCTTTGCAACCGGTAATTCGAGAATTGATGAAAATAAAAATTTTACTTGCAACCATTTCGGGAGCGGTCGTGGGATGGATGATTTACCATATAATTTTTTAAGAGATGAAATTTCAATTAACCCCAACACGTGCAGATTATATAACACTCGTGGTTTTTTTGGTCACCATGATCGGCGTGATCACTGCTTTGCATATTCGTGAGAGGAGTTATTTGAAAAAAGCCATTATTTTTGAACAAAGCTGTCAGAAAGAAAGAACGACGATTCCAAAACCTGACAAGGGGAAAAAATCGATTCAGCGTCCTTGGGAATCTAGTTATCGGTAAGCCGAAGCCGATCATCGGGGTCAAAGGTCCTCCATGAGTTCCACGAGTGATCATCGTTGTCTGGCATGAGCTGATCGATTTCTTTTTGGGTATACATGGAGTTTCTCTTGTGAATGATCTCCTCGGTTTCGTTTAACCGTGCCATCGCAGCTTGGACGATTTTACGCTCGGAGCCTGTCAGAGATTGACGTTTTTTGACAAATTCCTGAGGGGGATCTGGCGGTGAAAATGCACATTTTGTTATGATTTGGCCCGTTTGTACCATTCATTCTTCCGAGGTGATTATGGACGTGCCGATTCATTATGAGCAGTCGTGTGATGTGCAATTCGAAAGCGATTATGTTATCCTTCAGCATGTGATGGTAACACATCCAATCGAAGTGCAAGGGTTTTTGATATTCTCATTGGAATTCAAAAAATTTCTTGCATATCGGATATATCATTCGAATATTCCGCATCCAGTGACAGCACAATACCTGGTAGAAAATTTGGTCCCCTGCACCCTGAGCGTCGCAAAAAGAGACTGGCCAGGAGCAGGGTTAACCAAAGAAAATTATGGATTCATACCAGCCATTTGATGTGCCGTTTTCCAGGCGGGTTGATAGTCTGGCAAAGAAAAAATCAGCTCTGCCATCATTTCATCATCCAGAGGCAACGATTTTTCACCACGCTGTTTGAGAATGGGAACGTATTGATTTTTCAGGCGCTCCAAGCATTGTGAATGTTTGTGAGCGACGACCCATTGCAATCGGCGTTTGATATCTTCGATGACCAATTCTTCTGATCCAATGTCGTTGCCAATCACCTTCAACTCGGTGGGGCTCAATTCAAATAATATCTGGTCGTTGACAGAAACTTTCATACATTCTCCTTACATGATTAGAATTCCAGAAAACCAATCGTAGGTGGACGAAGAGCTAAAATCGACGGTCTTTCCACCAATTTGACTAATTGCGATGGTGACTTGCGCTGTATCTGCGGCATCCATGTCTGCCATGACAGCGCCGTTAATTGCCGTATATGACGTATTTAACCGGATGACACCTTGGTTCGATCGCAACATGTTGTAGGTGTTGTTGGAAGTCTGAAGGTTGTATATATAATCGCTTTGCGTTGCGTCGATTTGTTCTGGTTGAATCGTAGTGGTAAACAGATACTTTCCAGTATACGGAGCGGTAAATATGCCGGTTGAATTATTGTAATTGCTTCCGACGTCGTACCTTTCTGTGCCAAAAACTACAGTATAACTTGTTCCATCACCAGTTACGTTGGTTAAAGCTCCAGACGTATATGCACAAAAAGATGGTTGTTTGGGTGTTACGCATATCCCACAATCAAACACTCGCCCAGTGACCGTTGTCGCATTGCTGGCAAACCCTGTGTTGGAATATGTGATTCCAGACAGGTTAATGGTCGCTCCACTGCCAGAGAGTGGGTTCGTATTGGTGGAATCAACGACACATTGAGATATGGTCAGTGTTCCTCCAGCAATCAACGCAGCAATTTGCGTCCCAGATGACAGTTTGCAATGCGATAAAGTTGCAACGCCGTCATCGATGACAAACGCATAGTTATTTTGTGCAGATGTATCAATTGTGCAGTGCTCAAATACACCCGTACCACCCGTAGAAACGTATGTCTCAAAAAAGAAACTACATCGTGTGGCTCTAAATAAACCGCCAGTGATCGTTGGTGGCAATGTACTCGCGCCGCTGTTCGTGATAATCGTATCATCTAAGATCATCTGGCCTGCGGAAGTAAAGGACACCAATGCTTTGTTTACTACGCTGATATCTCCACGGCAATTCTGCAGATACAATCGTGAACTTGCACTCGATGAGCTGTAGGTGATGGCAGGTGTTTGTGAGATCGCCAAGAAACAATCTTTCAGATAAACGATTGTCGCGTTGGATCCGCTGATTGTTAGCAGACTTGTCGAGTTGGTGCTAAGTCGAATCCCAGAGAGTGAACACGTCCCAGCAAATGTTGCCGTGGCATTTCCGCTGATGGTAACGTTCGGGGTCAATGCATCGGCTTCATATGCGCAGAGATTAACGCCCGCTTTGAGCGTTAAATCCTCGGTGTATGTACCTGGGCGTATGAAAATCGTATCCCCAGAAGATGCCGAAGTTAATGCTCCCGCAATCGTGGTGTGAGTTCCATTGGACAGCGTGGATGAAACAATCCATTTCGCAGTTCCATATGTATTCGTAGATAACTGTTGCGCCATATCCCTCCGTTAAGTAACCGTTAAATTGCCAACGAATCCAATCGCTCGCCAAACGGTCGACGTCCCGCTGGTGGTACATAAAAGATGGATACAATCGCCCGCATTTGAAGATGCAACCGAGCCGCCTACACCAACAGTTGAACTTGCAGAACCAACGTTAATTTGTTGGTTGGCATTCTGAGCAATCGTCCACGCACCTGATTTGCCTGCTATCCGGATTTCATCACCTTCCGTCGCCGTAGAAGGCAGCGTATAAGTTACTCCTCCACCTCGGTTGGTGACGTATCCATTTCGAATCGCCAACGTTTGAGTAGCTCCAGTAATATCGGTCCACAAAAAACCGTTAACGGTAATTGTGGCTCCAGAACCACTTGTCCGAACTCCTCCTGCCCCAACTACAGAAATTGCGTTCGCTGAAGGTGCTGCAGAACCAGAATCACACGTATATGATGTTGCCAATGTGCCTGCGGCATTTATTGTGATTGTTGAACCTGCACCACTAGTGCTCATTGCGGTTCCACCAACGACTGAGAGTACGTTCGCAGCAGGAACTGCAGACCCAGAAGTACAGGTATACGAAAGCGCTACCGTTGAATCCAAATCTACGGTTACTGTTGATGCGGCACCAGTTGTGCTACATCCGGTTCCTCCATGCACTGTAAGAGCATTTGCTGCCGGAGTAGCTGTCCCAGAATCACATGGATATGAGGCCGCAATGGACGTATCCAAATTGACAGTGACGCTGGTGCCGCCGCCCGTAGTACTACATCCGGTGCCGCCGCGAATAGCAAACATGTGGCTTGCGGGTACTGCTGTACCGGCATCAGCCACCACTTGCATGGGGACATCATCGGTTGTAGCAAATGTAACTGAGTTACCTGCCGCACTCGTGGTGATCCCCGTTCCGCCTAGTAAATTCACATCGTTTCCGGATGGAATGGCAGTGCCGCTGTCGGTTGGGAATTCTGTTGGTACAGATGCTGCAGCGGTGATAGTCACCGTTGAGCCTGCACCAGCAGTGGTAACACCCAATCCGCCAACGATGTTGATAGAATTGCTCGATGAAGTTGCTGTTCCGCTGTCAGTAACGTAATCTTGGTCGGGCCCAGTTATCGTCACCGTATCACCGGAACCGGAGGTTGTTATCCCCCCGGCACCGTAGATGTTTAATATGTTTGCTGCTGGTGTCGCGCTTCCGGAATCCGTGTCAAAAGTTGTCGGAACGGATGGTGTCGCGGACACAGAAATAATGCCTGACTGACTCATCTTTTCCCCCTTATGACACCCCTTTTGCGTAGACCAATTGGTAATACACTGCTCCCTGTGTGGGCGCACCGGAGACACGTTTGATGTATACCTCTGAGTCCTTCGAAAGCGCATAATACACATCGTTTGATGCTTTATTTGCTTGGAAATCAAGCAATTTGAAAGATCCTGCGCCGATGTACAAGTTGTCGTCCGTTCCATTGAAGGAAATGAATACCGCAGCGTCGGTCGCATTATCAAAACAGATAATGCGTCCGACTTGAGGAATCGATCCCATCAACGTGTAGCTCCCAGTAATGGAGCCAAATGCCGTCGCCACCATGGGGGCAACGCGTACTGGTCCAGCCATAATCAATCCCCCCGCGTGGTGTTAAACTTGACGAACGATGAAATAGTTAACTTTGGATGTGTCTCCTGTAATGGTTGTAGCACCGTCTGCAGCACTTACAGCAGTAATAACAAAGCTTGTAGATGCAGTTTGAGCGGTAACAGTCAGTTGACCAAGTGCAGTAGACGAGTTAAGCGATGCTCTGGACAGGAAAATACGATCGGTAGCTGCGATGTTCGTATTCAAAACAGTGACAGTACCAGCAGTAAGTGTTACCTGACCGATAAAGTCGGTTGCAGCACCACCATGGACGCGAAGTTGTTTTGCTGCGCCATTGATGATAACGTTCCCCGCAGTCAAAGTTTCATCACCAGAAGTCAAAGTCAAAGACCCCGATGACAGTGTCATGTTCCCGGATGTGACGTTGATGTTTCCGGAAGTCAGAGTAAGGTTCCCTGAAGTTAACGTTGCACCTCCGGTTGTAACAGTTAATGCACCCTTGTTGATGGTGACTGCTCCAGCTTCGGCAATTGTGACAAGAGGATCTGTGCCAATGTCATTGTCGCCACATATGAGCAAATCATCAGAACCGGAAGCATTATCGATACCCATTGCATAAGCCTGACCGCCCGAAATTTGGAATCGGATCCCTGGATTACCACTGGATGTGCCCCCTACTGCTGCTTCAAAGAATGCGTCAGAATCAGTGGAAGTATTATCTGAGTTGGTTACATCACAAAGGACTTCAGCTGCTGCAGAAGACCGAACAGTTGCCAAATCTCCGCGAAGAATTTGTACTGCACCGGTTGTAGCAATCGACATGTTATCAGTCGTTCCCACAGATGCGCCAAGACCAATTTTCAACTTATCGGAATCGGAGTTATCTACACCGATATGATGAGTCGATCCGCCAGTGACAATAAGGTTAACTTGTGGATCCCCCGAAGCGGCGTTTCCAGAAGTAATCGCCAAAAGCGCATTCGAAGTGGCATCAGCGGCGTTTGTGTTGGTGATGTTCAATCCAAGAGAAGAACCAGCGCCCGCATCACGTGTAATGGTTACGTCCCCGCGCAATACGCCGACAGCACCGGCATTATTGAGGCTGACAGAATCGGTGGTTCCAACTGCGGTACCCGAACCGATCATCAGCACATCAGAAGCGGAGTTATCGACACCAATATGGTAACTTTGAGCTCCAGACACGGTCAGAACGACTTTTGGATCACCACCAGAAGCACCGCCCGAAGAAATAATCATCGATGCGTTCGAGTCAGCATTGGTATTGTCGGTATTGGAAACGGTTCCCTGAACTGGAGTTGCTGCACCACCCGATCGTGTAACGTCAAAATCACCGCGTAGCACACTGAGAGCGCCTGCCGATGTCAATTGAACCGAAGATGTGGTTCCAACAGCCGTTCCAGCGCCAATTTTCAGAATGTCCGAATCCGAATTATCAACACCAATGTAATACTGTGTGACTGCAGATACATCCAGAACTAGTTTTGGATCGCCACCAGATGCGCCACCGGTTTGAACTAGAACCTCGCTGTGAGATGCGGCATTGACGTTGTCGCTGTGCTCAAACTCAGCGATCATTGTTGTGCCGGCAGTAGAAAGCGTTACATGCAGCTTATCAGCAGCTGCAGGAGTTGCAGTTCCCACCCCAACGTTATTTTGCGAAACATCCACAAATAGTGTGTTGGTATCAAATGTCGCATCGCCCGACACGTCCAGTGTGCTAGCCATTGAAACGGCATCGTCAAATGTAGCAACGCCCGTAACATCCAAAGTTCCTGGAACATCGATATTGTCACTCCAAATTGGGTCAGCAGCACTTTGACCGATTAGAATTTGCCCTGTAGAACCAACAGCGGTTACAGAAACTGCAGCAGCTCCGGAACCAAGAACGATACCGTGATCGGTTAAACTCGCAACGCCAGTACCACCTTCTGGTACCGTTACCTGGTCGCCAGTTAAAGAAAATGCTCCAGATGCGCTGAGAGTGGTAAATGCACCGCCAGCTGGTACGGTTCCACCGATGGCATCAGGAGATGCAAATATCGATGGCATGTTACTTGGAACGAGTGCGAGATCGGTATTTCCGCTGTCAATTGCTTCAGCATTGGTTGCGATCTCGATAATCCCTTTCTGGGTAGTACTAGCGTCAGGTGCGCCAGCAATTGCGACGGCCGCCACCCCAGCAGGAGTGCAAGCCAAATCTGTGCGGACACCAGCAGTGGTTTCTGCAATGGTTGCAAATTCAACTTTACCTTTTGTTTCGGTTGTTGCATTTGGTGTGCCCAAGTAACTTAGTGGTCCAAAGCTCATCCTTCCCCTCCTTGTTTGGATGACAAATGAATTCTTTCTTTGCGTCGCACCATGGCACGGTTCGAGTTGCATGTCAATATCAGTTTGATCATAATGCCGGTGCACGTTGCATATGCATCCTAAAAGGCAAATATGACTGAATCGATTATCGTTATTGCACCGCGACTATGCCCGATTTGTTCAAACGAAATTCCCAAAAAAAACAAGATCTTCTGCTCGAAATCATGCCGTTCCAAAGGTACCTATAAACGCCGAAAACCCCACAGCTTGGTGAATTTGGTGTGCCAGGAATGTCATGAACTGTATAAAACCCCTCGGTCTCGGGCTCATGTATCAAAATATTGCTCTCTGAAATGTTCTTGCTCCGGTAAAGCTAGAAAACGGTGGGATCAATCCTCTTCAAAGTCAAATTCGAATTCTTGATCTTGCTTACGCTTAAGAGCGGCTCGATCAAATCGTTTCAACGCGGAAACTAATGCTCCCGTGTTGTTGCCTGTTGCGGCTAACATGACTTGCCCGTAATACTTGCGTAATGCTGGGCTTTGAACGATTTGATTCCACCATGCGGCTTGAGCTCCTAAACCACCGGTGACGGCTTTTGTTCCTAGGTAAACTCCCGGATGGTGCATCAATGCAATCGCTTTCCCAATATCGCTTTCGGGCATGTAAAACTTGGTCGCTTTTGCCATCATTTTTTGCGCTTTGGCACCTTCCCGTGTCGCGGCATATGCTTTATCTGCGGCGCGGAATTGTTTCAAGAACTGTGGATTATGCTCTCCATACTCGGTAATTGTATTGTTCAAAGCGCCTGCGACATTGCTTAATAATTTTCGCGCGCCATGTTGCGTTTGCGGATCAGATATCAACGAGTTGACGTCGCGCCGTGCATTCAGAATTTCTTTCATTGCAATGTTCGGTTTGCCCAGTTTATTCAAGAGTTCTCGAATTGGACGCATGACGGCCTCTTTGTCAGGAGTCTTTACGCCAGGTAAAAGATTATTATATAATGATTGCAATGATGACTTCAGATTTTTCGAGGCAACAAGTGCATTCTTTGGAACTGTTTTCTCGGCATTTTTGTACAACTCAGAAACAAATGCTTGCGCACCACCGGGATTGAACATTGACAATCCGGTCATCACTGCTAATCGTGTGGCTTCTCCTGCACCCTCGGAATCCAATAATTTTGTTACATACTCTTTGGCACCTTGACCGGCTGCTGCAATTCCTGCTTTTCCTGCAAGTTTTGTCACGCCGCCTTTGACGATTCCCCCTGGAGATGCCAAGGCCGCAAAGTTTTCGAAAAATTCATCCGCCACTCGTTCTTGATTGTTTCTTGGTTCAGTCGCTCCTCCCGTCCATTTATCCATTGTTTTTCGGATATCTGAGGAAGTGGGCAATGTTCCACGATTGTAATCTATATTGGCTTCTTTCAATTTTGCCTGCTTTTCTGGAGGCAATTCTTCAACGCCCAAAACTTGGCGCAATAATGGCAACTCCTGGTTCGCCAGATATTCCGCTCCTGCAGAAATCCCAGAACCCAACAACGATTGCAAATTTCCCGGCATTCCAACTACGGTTTCGCCAATCCGACTAGCGGTACGTAATGCATTTCGTCCCAAATATTTCGGCCAACTCTCTTGCTCATCTTCTGGCAAATAATATTCATCATCTACTTCATCGCGCCTTTCGACTGGCTGATTTGCTGTAGATTCAGATTGCTGTGGCGTAGATGGTTTTGTTGCACGTTCTTGTGCCAAATCCATTGGTGTCGGCGGTTGCTGAGGCGTGCGGGGTGCTGTGGTTTGTCGTGGACTGTTGAAAGACGGCGGATTTTGCTGTGCCATTGAGGAGTTATCCGCTGTTACCCCTGGCTCCTTTTTTTTGAGACGTAATCCGCGAGAAAACTTTTGTTGCAACTCCTGCAATGGCTCTTTCGTTTCTTCATTAACGAGTTGACGCACATTGCGTGGGGGGGCCCCTTTTCCTTGTCGTGCTTTTTCCAATGCATTGTATTTGAGTTCGGCTGCTTCTGCTAAGACTTCCATATTCCGGATGATTCTCAAGCGTCCTTCTTTTGTCTGCATCAATCTCGGCAAGGATTTTAAAAACATTGTAATTTCACTTTGCAAAATACGGCCAGGAAATATTTTGCTAATACCACCTAACATGTCGGCAGATATTTTTTCTACCTCTTCGTTATTTGCATTTCCTAAAACTTCGATTGGGATTCCTAAGGCATTTAATGTGGCCACCATTGTTGGGGTTGACAAATCTCCAGATAATGTGAGTTCTTTCAACCGCGCCAAGTTTGCACGTTGGCGAAACAATCCTTCGTATGAGTCTTCGATACCCTTTACGTATTCCGCATTTTCTTTGGCCAGGATCTTGTCATAATTTTTCTCGTATTCTGGACCAGCCAACCCCATTACATGGCGGATTTCTGTGGTAGATGCGCCTGATGGAATTTCTTGGGGCCATTGACGATCGGGGAATTTCTTCTTCAGTTCGGGAAGAACAAAATTTTTGTATAATTCGTTGGACGCTTCACCAGATTGCTTTACTTTTTCTTCATTGGCTTTGATGCGTTCTTGTGTGTTTTCTCGGGATGTCTTTTGCGCAAGCAAAGAACGCGCCGTCGTCGGAGACAATTGTTCCCACTCTTCTTGCGATAATGGTTGGCCGGCGGCATGCTTGGCAATTAACTGTTGCTCCATGCGATCAAGATTCGCCTTTCCTTGGTTGGCGGATTGTTTGCCTCTGAGTTCTTCGAGATCCTGCTCACGCTTGAGCAATGCATTTGTATATGCCAATACGTTTTGTTGTGGCACACCGGATTTTAGCAGAGCAGACGACAGAGCGCCAAGTTGCGGTCCGATTGGCTCGTATAAGTTTAAATTGTTGAATGCTTTTGAAAATCCTTGCTGCTCATTTTGCGTACGCAACGATTCTCCCAGCGCTCCCAATCCGCCCGCCAATCCGCGTGCCCATGACGGCACATTGTCTTCTTGTAAAACGAACATTTCCCCCTCCCAAATCGTTTACAGAAATGCCATCCCAAGGCCAACGGCAGGTCCAATCAATGAGCTCCAATCAAACCCGCTCTTCTGGTGGATGTATGGCTGAAATTGCTGGCCCATCACCAAATTTCCAAATGAGTTTAAAGCATTCTGTTGTCGATCCAATGCGTTGTTATACAATCCGCCGTACGCTGAACCTAGATTCGTAGACAGATTGCTCGCCGCATTTGCCAAGGTTCGATTCAATGCAGAACTGCTGCCCGCATCCATATCCGCAAAACGTTGCTGGATCCCAGGAAGAATGTTGTTGTTAAACGCACTCATGGCGGGATTCAAGTAACCTTTCTCGAAAATACTATTCAAAGTGTCTTGATTTACTGGCCCCAACATAGAAAGCAAACCTTGTAACGCCTGAGGACCGCCCATGTTGAGAGCAGAATTCACAAACGATTGTTGCTGCGGCGTTAAAAGAGAGATTTCCTTCAGTTTGCCTTTGGTTTTTCCTTGGGCAATACCTTGAGTCATTTGGGGTGTGATGTTTCCCAAACCTGTTTTGAGCTTGTCGCCCCATGAGCTTTGCGGTGCCGCAGTTGGCATGCCACCAGCCCCACCACCTCCATTAAATGAACTTCCCATCGTCACCCTCCTGAGACTGATATTCCATCAATACATGTTTGGATCGCTTGAATCCGAATCTTTCGTATACGGAGGGTTGCGAGGTATACCACTGGATCGCTCCCAGCCCCATATTTTCTCGCACCGACGATACGAGATTTCTCACACACTCGATTGACTCACCGCGATTCCACAACTGCGGGTCAATGCTGAAATTGTTTATCTGGATGTTGCTGGTCAATGGATCGATCACAAACCACAAAAACCCTTGGATTCCATCTTCTCCCGACAGCCCATATAGATGAGTCAACGGGTTAAAGACGCCAATGCCATTGTTCGCCAAACACAACTGATCAAGATATGAATAAAAGTTGTCAACATCATATTCTCTGTCTTTGAGTTGCTCCACCAGATATTTGGGAATGCCGTATGGGGTGGTCAATCGTATCCAACGAAATTGTTTGTCTGCTATGATGCATTCACGGGGATCCGCTACGGAACATTGAACCACATCATTGTCAAACGGTTTGACATCACGCTTTTTCATGACTCCTGAACTCCAATATAACGCACATAACCCATCACCCTTCCGGAGGCGGCAACCGGCACATTTACCGACGTCGTTGCATCCCCCGATGCCCATATTTGAAGCTGATACGTTGAGGGAACGGCCGTACACGTTAAATACGTTGTGCCCGCAGGAAACGCCAAATCCGATACCTGGATGACTCCGCAGAATGGAATCCCAGAAGCTTGAGTGACCTGGTATGGCAATTGTACGTACAAATTCCCCACTGCACCAACTTGGACCGTCCATGTAATGTCAAACCAACATTCGGTCATGATACCGGTGCGTTGAGCAAAACCCACTTGGCTCGTATAGGTAAATGTTCCAGCGGTTCCCGTGCCAGCCAATGTTGGCAGCCATCTGTATGAAACGGGATCGGTCGATCGTTTTTGCTGACCATTCACGGCAAGCGCAACCTGGGAATACATCGTTTTGAGTGATTCCAAAAAATCATTGGAATTTGATCCCGTGGCCGTATTCTTGGCCGTATTCCCCAAGGTGACCGTATTATCCTCAACAGCAGCTGGAAAATACCATTCGGTGGGTAACGTCATCCGATTGTCCTTGTGCCCAGAGGTTGGTAATACGGCTTAAAGCTGTCGATTATCCATGGCCGATCTTGGTCTTGGGAAATTCGTATACTGTGCTGATATCCGGTACCCCCTCCGTAAGCTCGCTTCCATACCTTGGTTCGGTAGAAGGGGTTTTTGTATACTGCTCCACCGTTTGTATAGGCACCGTACCCCGTTGCATCGATTCCATCGAGAGTAAAGAAATCCGCATCCACCACAGTGATTGTATACGGACCGTCGTTGACTTCCAGCATCCCGAATACGCCATAAATATAGATCACATTCCCGGTTGATAATCCATGATTAGGTGCGTTGATCGCACACGGATTCGTCTGCGTAGCACCCGCAATCAATGCCAATTGCACCAAATTTGGCAGGCAATTGATCGTCCGCGTAGCATACGGGTTGTCATCATTGTTTTTGAAAAATTCTATGGTCAAGATAGCAAGTTGATCGGTCGTGATGAAAATGTCCACATACCCAAGCCGTGATTCAATTCCTTGTTCACGCGTGGGAGCCCATGAAACCGTATGGATGGACACAGGAATCGTGTCGCCATGGTCAGAATCGCCCGTATCCAAGATGTACACGACACCATTTCGGTCACCACCCATGAACCATTCAGAATCTTCGTACCAAAAATAATCCGTGAGGGTGTCTTCTCCGGCCTGAAGTAGATTGATATCCAAATCATTCGCTGCAGTGAAATCAGAAAGCCGATAATCAAATGGTGCCAACGCATAACCCAGAACGTTCATTGGCATCGTATACGTCGAATATGCACCCGTGTTTTCATCCAGAATCAATACTTTGTCTGCTTCATCGCTGGTTGAAGATGGATACAACAACCACGATCGTTGTTGAGAAAACGAACGCAACCCAAACACCTTATCGAATTGGATGGGATTGATCTGGTTCTTGACAAACAGCTGGATTTTTTGATCTACCCGTTCCGTTTGCGCAACAGATGTTGCGTAAATACCGCGTTGCCCAATCGAAACCGCTTGCTGGTTATAATTCAGCGAAGCCATCTTTCCATCGCACGCTGCAGTCGAAGAAATTCTCGACCAGCGAAACGGCAATAATGGGTCAGAAACGGGGGACAACAACCATACGCTGTCTGTGAAATAAACGATGAGGCCGTTCTGCAAAAGCTCCGCAGAAACGATTTGCTCTCCGGTTGGTGCATCGACATACCCTCCCCCTCCTGGTGAGTTTTCATTCCATTCGGCTGGGTTTTGGATTGCACACCACCGTGCGCGTTGCGGATACGTTGACGCGCCCTCATACGTAAACAACGCAACGAGTCGCTGTCGCATCGCATATAACAGCTTGGCTCCGTTGAGATTGTTGACTCCGTCGACGCTCGGCGTGATGGAGCTGGTCGTCGCGCTTGCCCCGTCATAGTAGCGAATCCCGTCCAGTCCAGCGGCATAGATCTTACCATCCGTAAAGTACATTCTGTTGGCAAACCCACTCGCCTGCCAGTTGACGGTGGTAATGTATTGCGTATCACTGGCGGACATAATGTCGGCTGTGTCTAACGGCTCAAATCCTTGAATGATTGGGTTATATCTCGAGGCGCGAGTTTGATCGAAACAAAGCAATTCCTTGGTTCCATCACTCTCGATGTACTGATATAATCCCATGATCCGATCGCCCGGATATGTCCCTAGAACGCCCGAGACAAACGCTCCAAAACCCGTCGTGTCCACGGGATCGCCATTCGAGTCCAACAAGTTGAAATCGAATCCCACAAGATTGTCAACGGTATAAGGACCAACAGATAAATTAACGAAATTGCCGCCAGCCAAATAATGAAGAGTGACAGTTGTGCCATCCGATATGCCTGTGACATCCGCCACCGTAATAACACCCGGCGACGCTGACGTGAAAGCCGTAATGGTTCGACCATGCACGTTGTCTGCCAGTTTCCGATAACCCGATCGTTTGACCAATCGGCCGTGGTAAAAATGGGCATTGTCTACCTCAATAAATCCATCTGGAGGGGCCAGCCATGGAGCAATATCCAACACCAGACCGGTCGTAAATGGCGCAACCAGTTGTGGTGCATACGTCATGCGGAGAACCCTCCCACGATCGAAACAGA